ACAATATGGCATTTGCTTTAAAAGAAATTTAGCCCGGTTTTTTTAGTTGTTTCGAGATTTTCGTTGATCATCTGAGCTATTAATTCTCTTTCTTGAGTATTTAAATCCCAAGCTTCACTATACGTCAGACCACCTCGCATATACCAACAGAGTTTGAGCATCTCCGATCGTATTGATTTGACTTCTTTGTCCATTTGATCAACCAACTTTGAGATCTGTTCAGCATCAAGATTTAAGAGTTGGTTTCGAAAAAATTTGAAATATCTAATACAAACTCTTGTTGATATTGATGTTGACAGTTTTGACATTGAATATCCAGTGGTTGAAAATCGCTGATTTTTTTAAGTTCAGCAATGTGATCTCTGATTTTATTGAATATCGACTTGTCGCAATTTTCTAAAAATTCGCTGATATATTCTGTATTCTCAACATTGATTTCATTGCTGCGTATATAACTGATACAGTTGGCAATAGCAATCATAGTTAGTTTAGTGATTTTTTTAAAACTTTCGCTAATCACTTTGAGTTTTTCTTGGGTGTCAATGTCTGCTTGATTGACCACTTGCATTAATTTTTGATCTTCAAACTGCAAAATGTTACTGTCGTTGATTTGTTTATAAGTCAAAGGTTTAAACCCAAATGTTAGTCCATCGATGTTGATAGTTTTATGGTAGTCAGGGCAACTTAATTTGTCTAGTACAGTGCGTAAATCCAAATCAAATTCGTGATCGTGCCCGCATTTGGGACAGATGCTATTGATGCCCATACTGTGACCATAACTGGCAATTCGTATGCCCACTAACACTGTATTGATATCCACAGCAGGAATAGCCCACCCATTTCTAATAGATGGAATACAACTGGTTATGATGTCAACCACAGCAGAACCATTGAATAACGCATCGGGGGTTCTACTGGTAATTTCGTCTGTGGCTGTCATTGGTAACACAGGCAATTCGCCATTGGGTGGCATTATCAAACTGTTGGGTTCATACCATTGCCCTTGACTTGGTAGTTTGATATAGATTGCTGGTTGTCGAAAAAACTTTCTCAAAGGGTTATTTGAATGCATAATATGACCATAAATATATAAACTACTTATCGGGGCAAAAATGGCCGTTGACAATATTGATGATTTTAATCGAGAGATCGAAGAACTACGAAGAACTATGCGTATGTTCGGTCAAGACACCGACAGCTCAGGTCAAAGTATTCGTCGATTTGGCAAAGGTTCAGCCGATGCATTAAAAGATCTGGCCAGTGCTGCTACCAGTTTTTCCTTGAATGTTGGTCGTGGGTCAACAAAATTTACTAATCTCAATACAGTGGTAGATCTTGCTGCTGGCAGTATAGGTAAATTGGCCAGCTTAATTCCATACCTGGGCAGTGTATTAGAAAAAGGCATTAGACAGGCAGGGGAAGCCAGTAAATTTGTTTTAGAACAAGTTGACGAAGTCGGTGATATTTTTTCTGAGTTTGGTCGCATCGGTGCATTGACCTCACAAAACATTGATGTATTAAATCAACAATTTCTAGCATCAGGGCAGAGTCTACAAAATTTTCGTAAAACTATAATAGAAAACAGTGTGACATTTGCACAGTTTGGTGGGCTAGTTGGCAGCGGTGCCGATTCCTTTGTGAATTCTGTGGGCAAATTGGCCAACCCTGCAGATAATCTAGGAGATTCCTTAAGAAAATTAGGTCTCAACACTGAAGATATTGTTGAAACTGGTGCAGCGTATCTGCGTCAGCAAATCCTTCTAGGGCGAAATGAATTTGTCAATCAGCAAACATTGACCAGCGGTACACAGAATCTTGCTGTAGAAATGGACAGACTGGCCAAAGTCACTGGTGCCAGCAGAAAACAATTGCAAGAGCAACGTGATGCAGAATTACGAGAAGGTGTTTTTGGTGCATCTATAAGAGAGATGGAAAGAGCCGGGCAAGGTAAATTAGCTCGACAAATACAAAATACCAGCAATATTTTGGGCACATTGGTCAGCCCTGAGGCGGCTCGAGGATTTAGAGATTTGATGTCAGGATTTCCGGGCACAGCTGAAGCACAGAAATTAATAATGAGCACGTCTGGTGAGGCACAGAGAGTTTTGGATGATCTGCGTTCCGGGAGAACCACCGACGTTGAAGCTGTTCGTAGATTGAGTCAATCGGCCAAGGGATTAGAAGTCACTGTGGATCGATTTGCTCGAGTAGGAGGAGATGCAGCGGGTGTTTATTTGGCTGCAGTCGATCAAACTAAGTTGGCCAACCTTGGTCTTAAAGATCAAACCGATCTAGAAAAACGATTAGCCGAGATACGAGAGCGTCAGCAAAGCGAACAGAATAAAACCACTGATCGATTTATTCAAGCCAACAAAGAACTCGAACAACTAAATCGTAACATCAATCTATTTGCATTTCAAGCAATTGCTCCAGCTACTTTGGCTGTGCAAAAGTTTACCGGAGTGATTAATGAGTTTGTGAAGTTTATTGCAGAAAAAACCAGAGTCCAATTGTCCTTGCCTCAGACAAGTGGTGGCGGAGGTGGTGCAGGTGTTGGTGGCGGAGGTGGTGCTGGTGGCGGAGGTGGCGGAGGTGCAGCAGGTGGCGGAGGTGCAGCAGGTGGATCGCCTAGAGCCTCTGCTGGTCAAGTCCTAGATCTAATAGCACAAGCAGAAAGCAATAGAAATCCCAATGCCATGTATCCCAATGAAACTATTCCTGGGTTGACAGGTAAATCAATCCAAGATGTTTTAAGTCTACAAGCACAAAGAACAAATCAGGGTATAGCATCTTCTGCAGCAGGTCAGTATCAAATTATACAAGATACATTGGCTGGTCTAGTCAATCAGGGTGTCGTTGGCATGAATGACCGATTCGATGTTGCAACTCAAGATCGTGCAGGATTGGCATTGATTAGAAGGAGAGGTTTTGATCAATATCAAAACGGAGAGATTTCCGGTGCTCAATTTGCCAATAATTTAGCAGCTGAATTTGCATCATTGCCCATGCCGGACGGTCGGTCATATTATGCCGGGGATGGGTTAAACCGTGCATTGATGTCAAGAGACAACGTAATGAATGTGTTAGGTGCTCGTTACGGTGGTGTCCTTTCGGGCCCAACCAGTGGTTATCGTGCCACTTTGCATGGAACAGAAGCAGTTATTCCATTGAGTGGCGGCCGAAGTATTCCTGTGGACATGTCTAGTGTATCCAACGGTTTGCATAGTCTGTCGGAAGCTATATCAGCGCAATCGGGTAGATTAGACGAATTGGTTAGTATGATGCGTGTCAACAACAATATCAATAAAGATATGTTAAGATATCAACGATCATGACCATAAATAAACAATGAGTAAAATACTATGAGTTGGCGAAAATATTTCAAAGTGGCAGATCTCAGTGGACAATTAAGTCCAATCAATGGCGGACGAGACCAAGGTCTACCGGGTTACGGGCGTAATGATGGCCGCGGTGTATCTACCGCACAAACTGATTTCAGTTTTAAAAACTATGCCAGTAGATTGCCTGAAGTCTATTCAGGACATCCCAACCGTATTGAACGATATAATCAATACGAAAATATGGATGCCGATAGTGAAATAAACGCTTGCTTGGACATTATCTCAGAATTCAGCACTCAAATAAATGAACAAAATCAAACCCCATTCGAAATCAAATACCTGGACAAACCCACAGATCACGAAATTGAAATCATAAGAAAACAACTTCAGCAATGGACTAAATTAAATGAATTAGATCAAAGAATATTTAAATTATTTAGAAATACTATCAAGTATGGAGATCAAGTTTTCATTCGCGACCCAGAAACTTTCAAAATGTTCTGGGTCGACATGAGCAAAGTCAGTCGTGTGATTGTCAATGAAAGTGAAGGCAAACGTCCAGAGCAATACATAATTCGTGACATTAACCCTAATTTTCAAAATCTTACAGTGGCAGCAAAAACCACAACTGATTTCATGGTTAATCCGCCCACCGGTGGGTATATGGCCAGCACAGCTTATACTATGCCCAATCAGGCCTATGATAATCAAAGTAGATTTACTCGTGCAGTCAATGAAACTTGTATTGATGCCAAACATGTAGTTCATCTCAGCTTAAATGAAGGGCTAGATACATTCTGGCCTTTTGGACGTAGTATACTGGAAAACATTTTTAAAGTTTTCAAACAGAAAGAACTGTTAGAAGATGCTATTTTAATATACCGTGTGCAAAGAGCACCTGAGCGTAGAGTTTTTAAAATTGATGTAGGTAACATGCCCAGTCATATGGCAATGGCATTTGTTGAGCGTGTAAAAAATGAAATGCATCAACGCCGTATACCCACATATAATGGCGGTGGTCAAAACATGATGGATAGTTCTTATAATCCGTTGAGTGTCGGGGAAGATTTTTTCTTTCCAGTCGGGGCCGACGGTCGAGGTAGCAGTGTTGATGTATTGCAAGGAGGGCAACAGCTGGGCGAAATCGACGACTTGAAATACTTCAACAATAAAATGGCTCGCGGATTAAGAGTTCCTAGCAGCTACTTGCCAACTGGGCCCGACGACAGTGACCGAGCATTGAGTGACGGTCGTGTTGGCACTGCACTGATTCAAGAATATAGATTTAACCAATATTGCGAACGATTACAATTATTGATGTCACAAAAACTGGATGAAGAATTCAAATTGTTTATGCGTTGGAGGGGATTCAATATTGACAGTGGTCTTTTCCAACTGACATTTAACCCACCGCAAAATTTTGCCAGTTACCGTCAAAGCGAATTAGATGGGGTTAGAGTTAGTGTTTTTCAGACAATGGAACAATATCCTTATATCAGTAAAAGATTTGCATTAGAAAGATTTCTGGGTCTCAGTTTAGATGAAATACAGAAAAACGAAGAAATGTGGCGAGAGGAACGTAGTGAGCCAGAACTACAAACTACAACTGGGCAAGATTTGCGTAGTGTAGGAATTACCCCAGGCGGTTTAGAAAATGATCTCAATATCGGACAAGAAATGTCGAATCTACAGCCAGGAGAGATTGATCAAACTGGTGCTGTGCCAGGCGCACAGCCAGCACCGGGTGCAGTCACAGCACCTGGTGGAGTAACTGCACCAGGGTCACCTGGTGCAGGTGCACCAATTGCCCCACCGGCATAAATAATGTCATGATACTAAATGAATTATATAATCGTGTGCCCAATGCTTATCAAGATGTAGCTGATGATAATAGTCAGCCGCAATTAGGGGATCTTCGTAAATCTAAATTGACTTTGTCAATGTTAAGAAAATTACGAAAATTAAACGATGTAAAAATGTCTGAGTATAGTGAAAAACTCAAAGACATTCGATTACAATACGCCCCTCCGGCACAGCCATTGGCTTAAAAATATAAAAAAAATTCAAAAAAACTACCAAAAACACTGGTATTTTTAAATATTTTGTAAATATATCAGTATATTATTTCACTTAACCCCCAACACAAAAGGAGTTCACCGTAATGAAAAATCGTTTTGAACAGTTGATCGAATATGTGATCAATGATGAAGAACAAAAAGCACGAGAGCTTTTTCATCAGATTGTAGTTGAAAAAAGTCGTGAGATCTATGAAAGTCTCATGAGTGAAGAAGATGATGCAATGGGTCGTATGGACCGATATGATGAAGCTCTTGGCGGAGATCAGTCCGATGATTTAATCGCTGATGTCGAAATCGACGAAGAAGGTCTGTCAGAAGAAGATGATTCCGAAGACATGGATATTTCTGTTGATATGGATGATGAAACAGACATGGACATGGGTGACGAAGATTCAGACATGGACATGGGCGATGAAGATTCAGACATGGATGGCGAAGTTGAAGATCGAGTTGAAGATCTTGAAGATCGAATCATAGATCTCGAAGACGAAATCGATCGTTTAATTGCCGAGTTCGATGGCAAAAACAACGACATGATGGATACAGAAGAAGTCATCGATGATGAAATGGAAACCGAAGGCATGATGAAAATGCCCATGGAAGAAGCCATTAGTTTAAAAGCTGCACCCAAGCCCGTGACCAGTGAAGAAGGTAGTGTCAACAAACACAGCACAGTAGCAGCCAACAGTGGTAGCCGTGGTGCAATGGCTCATCCAGTAAAAATGACAGGTGATACAGCACAAGGTCGTCCAGCTCCTACTACCAAGGATCTAATTGGTCGAGTGCAAAATACACCTGCACAAGGTTCTGTCAAACAAGAAGCAGCTCCTAAGCCACATCTTGCACAGGCCACTGGTGTTAATACAAAAACTCCATTTCCTAAGTCATAAACAATGATCAAAAGTCCACAATATCTCAAGGAGCATCTCAATTTCGTTGAAGCCAAGATTCGCGTTTTGGCCGAAGATGCTCCTGATGGGACAGGAAAAACTCTTTACATGGAAGGTATATGTATTCAAGGCGGAGTCAAAAACGCCAATGAAAGAGTTTATCCAGTCAATGAAATCGCTAACGCAGTCAAGACGATCAATGAGCAGTTAAAGTCTGGGTATTCTGTGTTGGGGGAAGTAGATCATCCAGATGATCTAAAAATCAATCTTGATCGTGTGAGTCACACCATAGATAAAATGTGGATGGATGGTCCTTGTGGTTATGGAAAACTAAAGATATTGCCAACCCCCATGGGTCAGCTGGTCAAGACCATGTTAGATTCGGGGGTAAAATTGGGAGTCAGCAGTCGTGGCAGTGGCAATGTCGACGATCGCACAGGACATGTCAGTGACTTCGAAATAGTCACTGTAGATGTAGTTGCTCAGCCCAGTGCACCAAATGCTTATCCACGTGCAATCTATGAAGGTCTTATGAACATGAAATATGGCCATAAGGTAATGGAGATTGCTCGTGAAGCTGGGACTGACAATAAAGTAGGAAGATACTTGAAAGATGAGATTTCTCGTTTGATCAAGGATCTTAAAATAAAGCAGGATTTACAATGACAATTGCTTATGTGTATAAATGGACCCACACTCCCACAATGAAGTGGTATATTGGTTCTCGCACAGCAAAAAATTGTCATCCCATGGATGGTTATGTATGCTCAAGTAGAATAGTTAAACCTATGATACTTGAGAATGTTGATGACTGGAAAAGAGAAGTAATAGCTACTGGAAGTGTTGAAGAAATGTTGATGTTAGAAACTAAAATTCTTGAAACACTTGATGCGAAAAACGATCCGCAAAGTTATAATCAACATAACGGTGATGCACGATTCAAAAATAAGGGTGGAGTATCGTTAACAGAAACTCATAAAATGAATTTAAGTGCATCCTTAAAGGGTAGGGTAGCTTGGAATAAGGGTAAATTAATGACCGTGGAATATTGTCAAAAATTGAAAGCCGGTCATACTGGAAAGAAAAGACCTAAACAAAAACCAAGCTCCAACGAGTTAAGATCAAATGCTTTAAAAGGAAGAATTCCTTGGAACAAAGGTCTTAAATTAGGAACGCAAGTTTCTATAAATTAAAAGGGGAAAAGATATGCTAGATGCTATCAAACCGTTACTTGATAGCGGTCTCATCAACGAAGATATCAGCCGAGAACTCAATGAGGCTTGGCAGTCTCGTTTAGATGAAGCCCGCGAAACACTGAAAACCGAACTCCGTGAGGAATTCGCTCAGCGTTATGAACATGATAAATCAGTAATGGTGGAAGCTCTTGATCGTATGGTCACAGAAGGAATCGCCAATGAAATTCAACAATTACAAAAAGAAAAATCTGCCATTGTTGAAGATCGTGTGAAATTTCAAAATAAACTCAAAGAAAGTTCTACAAAATTCAATGACTTTATGGTGAAAAAATTAGCCGAAGAAATTGGTGAATTACGTCGTGATCGACAGATGCATAATGAGGGACTAGAAAAACTAGAAAAATTTATTGTGCATCAATTGGCTCGAGAAATCACTGAATTTGCTCAAGATAAACGTGATTTGGTGGAAACCAAAGTTCGTTTAGTTTCTGAAGCAAAATCTAAACTGCAACAACTTGGCACACAATTTGTCAAGCGTGCTGCAGCTAAGATGGACGAGTCAGTCAGTCAACACCTCAAGAGCGAACTAAGCCAATTATATGAAGATATCAAAGTTGCCAAGGAAAACAACTTTGGTAGACGTATCTTCGAAGCCTATGCTGCTGAATTTGGCGCAACTTATCTCAACGAAAAAGCCGAGATGCGCAAACTACATAACATTATTGCAGCTAAAGCACAACAATTGGAAGAGGCCACCAAAATCAACCAAAAAATTAAAACTTTGGTTGAAAGTCGTGAACGTGAACTGCGTGTGTTAAAAGAAAATACCGAGAGAAGTCAAATCCTCGACGGCCTGCTAACACCGCTGAATCGTGAGAAACAAGAAGTCATGCGTAATTTACTCGAAAACGTTCAAACACCTCGTTTGAAATCGGCTTTTGAGAAATATTTACCAGCAGTACTGAACGACCAGAACAAAATAACAAAAACTGTTATTTCGGAATCTGTGACTGCAGTAACTGGTGATAAATCTGCCCATAACAACGACCAAGACCACAGCGACAGTCGTCATAATGTGATCGAAATCAAACGTTTAGCAGGGCTATAATAAAAAGGAGACTATGATGTCAAATGTTTTACTTGAAGATCGTTGGGGCGAAACCAAAGAAGCCTTGCTTGAAGGTTTAAAAGGTAGCCGTCGCAACAGCATGAGTGTTATACTTGAAAACACTCGCAAATACCTTAAAGAGAATGCCAGCAGCGGCTCAACTGCAGCAGGCAATATAGCCACACTTAATCGTGTGATTCTACCAGTGATCCGTCGTGTTATGCCCACAGTTATTGCTAACGAACTAGTCGGCGTTCAACCTATGACTGGTCCAGTCGGTCAGATCCATACACTACGTGTTCGCTATGCTAATACCATGAACGACACCAGTGCTGCTCTAACTAGCACTGTGGCAGGCGAAGAAGCTCTTAGCCCATTCAAAATTGCACAGGCCTACTCCTCAGCCAGCTCAACTTCAGCTGGTGTGGTTTCTGCTAGCCAAAGCATTTACGGCGGCGCTAATACTACTACACTTGAAGGTTCAGGCGGTCGACAGATTTCTGTCCAAATCCTGAAACAGGCTGTTGAAGCTAAAACTCGTAAGCTACAGGCACGCTGGACATTTGAGGCTGCTCAAGATGCTCAAGCTATGCACGGTATTGATGTCGAAGCTGAAATCATGGCCGCTCTTGCTCAAGAAATTACTGCTGAAATTGATCAGGAGATTCTCCTGAGCCTCCGCAGCCTTGCCAGCACAGAGTTTACTTATAACCAGGCCACAGTGTCCGGCACCGCTACATTCGTTGGCGACGAACATGCTGCCCTTGCTGTTCTTATCAACCGCATGGCAAACTTGATCGCTCAACGCACACGACGCGGCGCTGGTAACTACGCTGTTGTTAGCTCTGCTGCACTTACAGTGCTACAGAGCGCCACAACTTCAGCTTTTGCCCGCACTACAGAAGGCACATTCGAAGCTCCAACAAATACTAAATTCGTTGGCACACTCAACGGCGCTATGCGTGTGTTCGTTGATAGCTATGCTTCAGATACAACTCCTGTTTTGGTTGGCTACAAAGGCTCTAGTGAGGCTGATGCTCCTGCATTCTACTGCCCATACATCCCATTGATGTCAAGCGGTGTTGTGCTGGATCCAACAACATTCGAACCAGTGGTCAGCTTTATGACAAGATATGGCTACATCGAGTTGACAAACACTGCATCGTCATTCGGCAATGCTGGTGACTATGTCGGTGAAATAGCAGTTTCGAATCTTAGCTTCAGCTGATCTTTGTTTGGTTTTATACCGAACTCAAAAAACCCACTTCGGTGGGTTTTTTGTTGACTTGTATTTTAATTTTAATATATATTGTTTAAAGTTCGTATGTTATAGGGTCGACATGAAAGACAAAATATTACAAATAATCAAAAACAAGCCCAAGAATTTTTCGACCATAATAAAAAAATCGCCTGAGTTATACCATTGGGTAATAGCCAATTCTGAAATTCGAACCTCAAATTTTGCCGAAATGATTTATAGTGCTGTTCACGGTATAACAAATATCTGTCAAATTGGTAATACCAAAAAATTTAATTCCTTCAATGAAGGATATAGATTCTGTGGTCCAGCTAGCCGATGTGAATGTGCATTAAAATCCGTTAAGATTCGAGTTTCTCGAGCCAAACAGAACTATACTGAGCAACAACGTCAACAGATTTCACAACAACGTCAACAAACTACATTAGAACGCTATGGAGTTGTCAACAATGGCCAAACAAAAAACGCCAGACTGCGGCATCAAGAATACTATCATAATAAAACTCGTAAACCCAAACCAACTAAAACAAGTTCGTATCAACGTTTGAACAAAAAATATCAAAGTATGGCAGATGTGGTATTTGTCACACCCGAGGATCAGTATAAGGGAGTAAGCCATCATCAACACTATCAATTTCGATGCTTGATTTGTAACAATAATTTTGATGACTACATTGACAATGGGCATTTACCTAAATGCTTGTCATGCCATCCATATGTACCAAACTATACCAGTAAACAGGAAACAGAAGTTTTAGATTATATAAAAACTATTACAAATAGTCCAGTATTACAATCAAACAAAAGTATAATTAACCCCTATGAGTTAGATATTGTGATACCTGATTTAAAAATTGCAATCGAGTATTGTGGTCTTTATTGGCATTCAGAGGCACATAAAACTGACAAAAACTATCATCTAAATAAAATGAATCTTTGCAATCAAAAGGGTTATAGATTGATTACTATTTTTGAAGATGAATGGGTTAAAACTCCCGATATAGTCAAGAGTAGGTTAAAAAATATACTAGGCACAGATCGACGAATATATGCAAGACATTGTCAAGTTCGAGTGATTTCTTATGATCAAGCACGAGAATTTGTCAGCACTTATCACGTGCAAGGTAATGCCATATGTAAAATTGCCTATGGATGTTTTCTTAACGATAAATTAGTGGCAGTTATGACATTCGGTATTCCTCGATATGACAAAACTGCCGAATACGAATTAATACGATATTGCAGCCAAGGCACTGTGGTAGGCGGTGCTGGGAAATTATTTTCAAAATTTGTCAAAGACTACAACCCTAAATCAGTTGTATCATACTGCGACATGCGATGGGGTTCGGGCAATTTGTATCGACAGTTAAACTTTGCTCAAGTCGATCACAAACAGCAACCCAGTTATAGCTATACAGATTTTGTTAACCGTTATCATAGATCAGCATTTACCAAGAAAAAAATAGCTGGCTTGCAAGACGAACATAAGACCGAATATCAAATAATGCGCGAGAGAAACATGTATAGAATATGGGATTGCGGTCAAACAAAATGGCTGTATAATACTTGATAAATAATTTCATGACAGTCAATGAATTATTAACTGAAAGTTTCCCGGGAAATAACCGAGCCAGAATCTATCGATTAATGGTCGATCAGATTGGTTCTGGACCTTTTGATGGTGGGTGTATAGTATTTGCTCGTGCATTGCAGATTAAATATGGTGGAGAAATAGTAGTTTTATTGCGTGCAGAAACTGGTCGAGCCGATCATGCTGCTGTTAAGATCGATGATATTCTAATCGATGCCGATGGACCTGCCAATCTAACTCGTTTCATACACAGATTTGAAAAAAATGAAAGAGTCAAAATCAATGGAATACGACCGATAAAATCCGATGATTTGCCCGATGCAGCCAGAAATCAACAACTCAGCGAAGTTATTGCAAAATTATTATAATGGACAAGCACAATGTGGAAAAAGCCAGGAAAGGTCAGTAGTATAGGTAGTTTTCAACCCTCGAGAACGGTAGCCACGCTGCCGCCCGAAGCTATTTTATATCTTGATGCCGAGGATTACTCTGGATCAGGATCAACATGGCCGGCTGACATTGGCAGTAATGGAACATTGGTAAATTCTCCCACATATACAGCTCCTTCGCCGACTTATTTCAGTTTCAACGGAACTTCCAGTATAGCTTATACTGCAAATTTATTGTCTAGTTTTCAAAGTAGTAATAGTGTCACATTGGAAATATGGGTTCGAACCAGCACAGACAATGGTGTTATAATTTCAGAGCAAGGAAATAGCCCTATAAATTCGGGTTATCATTTGTCGATTATGGAAATTGACAATGGTGATCTCAAAGTGGGATTATGGAATGGCACTGGTATCAGCAACACTACAGTGGGTGCGGTGACAAGAGATCAATGGCAACACTATGTATTGACCTATGATGATAATACTAACATATTAACTGGTTACATCAATGCCACCACATCGTCGACTACTACTTTAGAGAATGATCCTCCTGTGGCAGAAAAATATTATGCATTGTGTGTTTCTGACGGAACTAACATGGGCGATGGTAGTTATCTTGCTGCTGATGTAGGATTATTTCGTGTATGGAATACTGCTCTCTCTGCTGCACAGATATTAAATCTCTATAATGAAAATATTGATAGATTCAGTCTAACACCGACCACAACCTCGTTTACAGTGGTAGAAACAACCTCATGGACAGCACCATCCGGGGTCAGCAGGGTCCAGTATTTGGTAGTAGGTGGTGGAGGTGGTGCCGGCAACGGGTATGACAATGCTGGCGGAGGTGGTGGCGGAGGTGGCATGGTTTTGGCAGATTATTTGGATGTGGTGCCTGGGACCAGTTATACAGTCACAGTGGGTGGTGGTGGTGCAGGAGGTGCAGATCAGCGTGTCAATAATGCCGGCACACCTGGCGACAATTCGGTGTTTGCCTCTATTACAGCGTTGGGAGGTGGGAATGGGCTTGGATCTAGAACTGGCGGAACTGCAGGTGCTGCACAAGTTGGATCAACCACAGCACCCACAGGCGGTTCAGGGTCAGGTGGCGGTAATGGCGGCAAGGGCGGCGGTGGTGCAGGTGGTGCAGGCAGCATCAACACCGGAGCCACAGGCGGAGCAGGCGGAGCAGGTGTCAGTAACAGTGTCACTGGCAGTGCATTGACATATGGTGTAGGTGGATCAGGCGGAAATGCCGGGGTAACAACAAACGGCAGCAACGGAACTCCCAACAGAGGTAATGGTGGTCGAGGAGGTGGGGCCACCTCCAGTGATTCTGCCAGTGGCGGTAATGGTGGGTCTGGCGTTGTGGTAATAAAATATGGTAATTGATAAATATTTCTATGTTAGGAAATAATAAATGAGCTATCTTCGTCAAGGGTCTTATTCTCCAGGAACTACCACTAACTTTACTACATCCGGTAGTAGTCAAGTCACTGCTGCAGTGGGCAATACTACCAGTATAGTTCGAGTCAGCACCACAGAAGCCATATATGTAGAGATAGGAGCTGATCCCACTGCAACCACCGGTAGTCTTATGATTCCTGGTGGCGGCACAGAATTTTTTGCAGTCGACCCAGGTTCTAGTAAAGTGGCTGTGTTACAGGTGTCTACTGCTGGTGTGGCCAGTATTACAGAATTGGCATCACTGTCATAAAATAAATTATAGGTGAAATTTCATGGAATCATTGAGAAAATTAATAAACATAGTCGAACAGGGTAGATTAGAAGCACCAATGGAGCCCACATATAAGACGGATCCAAAAACAGGGCAAATGGTTCCTGATATTGACACCAAATTAAATCCTCCAGTAAAACCTTCACCTCAAATTCAATCCCCGACGGCCGATAACAGTCTACCACCATTGGATGCACCAATGGAGCCCACATATAAAACAGATCCAAAAACAGGAAAGATGGTGCCGGACATTGATTACAAATTAAATCCTCAAATGAAACCACAAAAATCGTCGGTGCCAACTGTTCGTCCTCCTTCTTTAAAAATGCCCACGGTGCCACAGTCTGGAAAAGGGATCAAAAAAGTCATTGAGTCTGATTTTAGTGACATTGTGGAGAGTATTATTTCGGAAATCAATCAAGAAAAACCAAAGCCGGGTGTGGCGGAAGACTCATTAAATGAGATAGGATATTCTGATCAGCTAGGCGATTTAAGTGTTCCGCACGAAAAAATTATCAACGGAGCAACCCAAGACGGACAGATAAGTCAGAAACCTGTTATGAAATACAAGCAGGGCAATACTACATTATTCTTCTTCGCTGATGACAAAGACATAACTGCATTGGTTTTGATAGCCGACGGCAACAAATTACGAGCAATTAAAAATTTTACAAATCAATCCGGTCAGGTATTTGCTCTAATTAACTATATTGTCAATATGGCCAATCTGAGATTAATCATAACTCCAGATGAACCACTTACCAAAGAAGGATTCAACTGGATAGCCAAACTCGTCAAAAATCCATCTGGATTAAAAGTAACAGATTTTGACGGAAATTCTATAGATATAGATAGACTACGCAATGAATGGGCAAGATCAAAATCTGTACAAGGATCAGACTCCGGTGATACTGGAATCATTATAAGTGAAATTTCTCAAAAATGGAAAACAAAACTTCAAGAAAATGAATCTAGACTTATGCCACATATCTATTTCGATGTGTCAACTACTAAACACCAAAGTGTGGCGGAAGGCTCTGAAAAAACTATATGGGTTAAACCAAGTAGTAATCATACTCTTATAGTAGTCAAATCATCATCGCCGGACATAGAAGCGGGTGAAGAATACGATGAAGGAGATTTAAACAACTACGCAAATGACTTTGGATACGAGATAAAAGATCAAGGTGTGGCGGAGGGCTCAGAAGAAGCAAACACATCCCACCAACATCATGTTGTATCAAAATTAGATGGTAATGTCTTGGCTTCGTATAAAACAAAACAAGAGGCACATAAAAATGCTCATGGCAATCCAGTTGTTTCTGGTTCTCTAGAGACTATTGGTGATAAACAGTATGTCAGAGAGCAAGGCGCGGCGGAGGGCGGTCCTTTCAGTTACGGTGCTAAAAAACCACGCCAAGGTAGCGTAGCAGATCTGGCAGCAAAGAAACGCAAAGAACAAGACAAAAACTATAAGCCATCTGAACCAAAAGATCAGATGGTCGGTGTTGCTAAGGTTACAAAAGGTGTGGCGGAGGCGCGAACCAAACACGGTGATGATAGAGAATTATATGTGGGTATAGAGGCATATGGCATCAAGGGAATGAAATCTACACCATGGCGTAAAAGATTCAAAAGTCATGAAGCTTTTGAAAAGTGGTTAGATAATACAGAAGATGACGTAGAAGTTCTAGGCACTAGAGAAGTCAACTTAAACGATTCTTTAACAAAAGAAGGTCGTGGAGAAGTTCGCCATCACCAGATTTACGGTGATCCAGGTGAAAATCCCAATATGCAGGGCAACGATTATACAGTCAAGAACCTAAAATATGGTTCAAGAACATATTATGATGTTCCTGACGATCAAACAAATTTAGCAAAAAAATTACATATGATTCAAGATAAAAAGGGACGTTGGTTTATGCCAAACTTTAAAAACTTGTCATCTGATGAAGTTCGACAGTTATTGGCAACAGCCGACAGTTATTTTGGACGAGGGAAATATTTTCCTGCCAGATCAGTGGTTGATACACCATGGCAGTAGTCCGAAAGTAAAAGTCTAGCACAAACGATAAATAAATTTAACGCATAGTGCGTTTTATGCGGAATTAACCCACCGCGTACGGGCTAGAACCCCGATGGGACTTCTAACTAGGAGAAAAGAAATGGGTCGTCCACTTAAAATTATGAAAGCTGCTACCGGCGCTTTTGGTAGCACAACCGGAACTGATATTGGTTTCCCCAACGTGGGATCATTGACTGCACCTGTGACACCCACTGGTATGGTCAGCACAGAATTCTATGGCGTGGTTGGCGGTAATATCGCATCAACACAAAACGGATCACCAGCATACCCACAGACAGTGATCGCTGCTGCAGGTCCTAATGCAGGTAATCCTGTGATATTGGCCAGAGTCTTTATTGAAGGTGAAAGCGAAGAAGATGGCTATATTGTTCGTCAAAAAGGTGAACGCAAATATTTGGTCTATGGCGCTAGTTCTAATGTCACCGGCGTTTGTGTTCTCAGCGACGAAGCCGATAGCTCATTGACCGAGGGCAATATGACATTGACTGTGTTTACTAGCGATAGTAGCGCAATTAGACTCAGTAAATTGACCAATAAGTATGCCACAGATTGGTCTGGTGGTAGCGCAGGTAGCCCCGATAATGTTGTTTATTTTGTCAACTTCTTCCAGGGTGTTGACGGAGAAACTGCTATTAAATCCGGCGGAGAAAAAGCTACATTTACCAACGGATGGAGCAGCAGCACTGGCACTATCGAAATGGCAGCAATTGAATCAGATCCCACTGTGATCTAATCAAAAACTTGTCAAACTAAAAATCCCTGTAATATATACACATTACAGGGATTTTTTTATGAATATAGCATTTGTGTTGGGCAATGGTATTAGTAGATTATGTGTCGATCTACAACAATTACATCAATACGGCAAAATTTACGGCTGTAATGCACTCTATAGAGAATTTATTCCAGATGTGCTAGTGGCCACTGACCGCCCTATTGCCAACGCAATACAAATGTCGGGCTATAGTCAAAAATATCGATTTTATACTCGCCGACCTTTACAGGATCACGGCGCATTGACTATTCCACAACCTTATTATGGCTATAGCTCTGGCCCTGCGGCTACTGCTATCGCTGCTTTGAATCAACATCAATGCATTTATTTGTTGGGTTTTGACCTCGGTCCCGATAATACTAAAAAATTTAATAATGTCTATGCCGGCACCGAATTTTATAAACCTAAGAATAGTAATCAAACATATACTGGTAACTGGATTAGACAAATACAACAAATAACTAAAAATTTTTCTTCTATACAGTTTGTCCGTGTGCACGGTAATACCACTGCCGATATCAGCGATTTTCAAACAATAAACAACCTTTTAAAGCTAAATATGCAGGATTTTTTGACTAAATTTAACCTCATTGCCATCAACAACTAGTTTTTTATTTTTGGTAAATAAGTTAAATCCAAAGAATTATGACTCAAATAATCATTGATATTGGCGATTCACCCGACGACGGCGAAGGCACACAATTAAGACAGGCATTTGCAGACATCAATACCATGATGTCTGCAATATACAACGCCGGCCCTGTTGATAGCCAAGTTGTAATCAGCGAAAATAGAATTTCTACCAATGTCATAAACGCTAATCTGGTATTGGCTCCCTCGGGCATTGGCACAGTGCGTGTTACTAATCATCTACTGCCCAATGTTGATGATGTCTACGACCTCGGCAGCTATTATCCAGAACTGCTGAGATGGAATACACTATGGATTGGCTCCGGCGGTATCAACAACGACGGATTGATGACCGTGGGCGGCAATTTGACCGTGGGCGGCATAATTTCCGGCGACGGCAGCGGACTGACTAATGTCACAGCTGATATCGCTGTGGCCGAGGCCATTGCCAATGGCAATACAGAAATGGGGGTGTTTTCTGCCAACGGCAATATCACAGCTAATGTGGCTGGCACTGATAATGTTTTGGAAATATCACCCGACGGACTGGCAGTTACCGCTAATATCACTTCCGGCAATATACTGTCAGACAACTACTTGTATGCCAACGGAGAAAGCATTTTTAATAGTCTGGTCAGCAATATCACCGTGGGCGCTAATACAGGTCTTGACTATACTGCTAATACCCTTAATACAGTCTATAATACCACAATTAGCGATAGTGTGGAAAGTGTTAGTGTGGGCGGAGCAACTCCACTGCCTGCCAGCGATTGGAAAACTAAAAATCTTGTGCAAGTCTTGGACGCTATTCTGTTCCCAGATCTTAATCCCACTTATACAGTTCCTACTTTGACACTGTCTGCTAATGTGTCCGGTATACAGGAAATCGGCTCCACAATTACACAATCATTGACCGCTACTGGCACCGAAAACGATGCCGGCATTTTTACTAGACTGACTATCTATAGAAATAGCACCGCGATATTTAATGTCGATGACCCTGTGGGCGTGTTGACTGCTAATATTGCACCACAATACGGCTACGACGACCCTAATAATCCCAACTTCACTTATCAACTGTCTAACGCAGACGGATTTACTGTGGTGTCGGGCACAACTTCTTGGTCTTCCCAGGGCAGCTACG